GAAAAGAAATCTTATCTATATAAAGATGCACCAAAGAATTTACCTAGAATTGGTTTGACACCATTTAAGATTGCAATACAACATCAAGACATCAAAGACGAATTTGCAATACATAAAAATGTTGTTAAAGCTTACAGAGAATACTATATATTATATAAGAAACATATTGCAAAGTGGACTAAAAGGCAAATACCAAACTGGTTTATACCACAGACATAGGAGAATACTATGAAAGTAATAACTCAAGAGGAAATTTTTAGAAAAGAAATTGCAAGTTTAAATAAACAATATTATGATGCACTCAAACGAATTAAACAGTTAACAAAAGAGAATCATGATTTAAAACACAATATAATTCGTTCAAGGAAGAAAGGAAAAAATGCCGACTTACAAATTTTATGATTCAGAAACAAAAGAAACATTTGAAGACTTTCTATCAATATCTACTAAAGACGAATTGTTAGAAAAGAATCCACACATAAAACAATTACCAACATCTTTTGGTATTGTATCAGGTGTGGGTACAATACAAGGTAAAACTTCCCAAGGATTTAAAGAAGTCTTATCTAAAATATCAGAAGCACATCCTGATAGTCCACTTGCACAATCACATGGTACTAATAAAAGTATTAAAGATATAAAAACTCAAGCAGTTTTAAACAAACATAGAAAGAAATGGAAGAATCAATAACAGAGAGGACAATCGAGATTTACTTCAGCACCCTCAACTAGAGAAAGTAAGCTGTGAAGCCTCTCCGATTATGTCCTCTCTCTTTTTTAAAGGAAGTATAATATAAATGGCAAAAGCAAAAGATATAAAACTAGATCAAATGGTTACAGTTAAACCAATAACTGATAATCAAAAATTAGCATTTGAATCATACGAAGAAGGTAAAAACTTATTTCTGTATGGTGCGGCTGGAACTGGTAAAACATTTGTATCATTGTATCTTGCATTACAAGATGTATTAAGTTATGATAACAATTACGAATGTGTTTATCTGGTTCGTAGTGCAGTACCTACAAGAGAAATAGGATTCTTGCCTGGCGATGAAGAAGATAAAACTGCATTATTTCAGATACCATATCAAAACATGGTACGATTTATGTTTGAACAACCAAACGAAATTGCATTTATGCAGTTATATGATAGATTAAAAAATCAAGGAAGTCTTTATTTTTTGACTACATCATTCTTAAGAGGTATTACATTAGACAATGCAATAATTATTGTAGATGAATGTCAGAATCTAAACTTCCACGAATTGGATTCTATAACAACTAGAGTTGGACAAGACAGTAAAATAATATTCTGTGGAGATTTCTTTCAATCAGATTTAACAAAACAAAGTGATAGAGATGGAATGTCTAGATTTTTAAGAATATTAGAATCAATGGAACAATTTGAAAACATTGAATTTTCAGTTGGCGATATCGTTCGCTCTGGATTTGTAAGAGATTATTTAATTAACAAAATAAAATTAGGAATAGAATAATGGCTAGATTGCGATTTGATAAAAGTGTTTTTGAAACAAGATCAAGATTTAAAAAGACAGGTCAAGGTTCAAGTAGAAGAACATCACTACAAATGATGAATAAAAGTAAAAGAAAAAGTTTTAAAGCTTATAGAGGTCAAGGTAGATAATTTACTTGACAAAACTACAATATATTTGATATAATTTATATAATTTAATAAAGGTGAATACATTATGTTTACACACAAAACATTTGAGTTACAAGATTTACAAACTAAAAACATAGATGGTAAAAGATTCTATGTCACACCAGATGATGAGTATTATCCATCAATCACAACTGTTTTAAGTCCAAGAAAATCTAAAGGTTTACAAGAATGGCGTGATAGAGTCGGTCCTCAAGTTGCATCTTATATTTCAAGAACAGCTGCTAGACGAGGTACACAAGTACATTCTATCTGTGAAGATTTTCTAAACAACAAATCAATTGAACATCATAAAGAAAACTTTCTTGCATGGTGTTTATTCAATCAATTAAAAGAAACCCTTACAAGTCGTATAAATAGTATACACGCACAAGAATGTGCGTTATATAGCACCAAGTACAGGGTCGCAGGTAGAGTTGATTGTATTGCAGAATATAATAATGAGTTATCAATAATTGACTTTAAAACTTCTAGAAGTTCTAGAAATGATGAATACAATTTAGATTATTATTTACAAGCTACTGCATATGCAGAAATGTGGGAAGAAAGAACAGGTCAACCTATCAATCAAATCGTGATTCTTGTAGTAACAGAAAACGGAGAGGTTCAAGAATTTGTAAAAGATAAAACTGAATATATACCACAACTTCTCCAGGCGATTGATGACTTTACTGTACAATGGGAAAAGGAGAAAGTATAATGGGTATGTCCAGAACGCAACAAGCTTTAGAAGAATTAAAAGTTAAAGATATTAATTCCTACGAAGCACTTAAACATCTATGGGTAGATTCTTTTAAAGGTGAATTCAATCATAAAGATGTAGAAGAATTTGTGGAAAAATACAAATTACTTGAACATGATGATATGGAAACAAAACATATCATTGAATCGATTATTAGAAGCATACATGGAGTGGTAGGTGTACAATGAAACTTGAAGAATTAACTGTTATGACACCAAAGAAGTTTTCTATACTAATTGAAGATTTAGTAAAGAAAGATAAAATATCCTACATGGATGCGATTGTTCATTATTGTCAGGTGAAAAAAATGGAGCCAGAGGCAATCAAACCTCTGGTTTCCAAACCTCTTAAAGAAAAACTCGAAGCAGACGCAAGAAGATTAAATTACTTACCAAAAATATCACAACTACCAATTTGAAAAATTATGTACAATATTATGGAGCCGTGGGAAGCATATAAGATTTATCTAGGATTGAAATTACATTTCAATTCAGACTATGACTATCAAAGATATGGTGGTAAATCTAGAGCATCAAAACAATCATTTTTAAATAGAAAAGACAGAAGTTTCTTCGCTCGTGTTGCAAGAAAGTATAAAGATTCTGTTAAAGATTTTTTTATTGCAAATTTTTTAGTAAATCAAAAAGGTTGGATTGGTAACTTTAATGATTTAAATTATACTGAATGGAATAAAAGAAAACAATCTTTAACATATACATTCAACAATGAGATGACTTCACTATGTCAACTTGAAAATAATTTTGATGACATTTTTAAAATAGAAAATAATACACACCCAATAATTATAAAAGAATTTTTAGCGAAACGAGTTAGTATAGAAACATTAATTATTTTACAAGACTTGGTAAACTATATAAAAGATTTTGATAAAAAATTATCTGATGATTTGGTATGGCCAGACATAAGACGATTGATTGTCAAATACTCGGTGTTTTTGAATATTGATATTCAAAAATGTAAGATTAACCTTTTGAAGATTATAAAGGAAAATTTATAATGTCAAATGAAGAAACGATAAGAGAAGCAGGTTTTTATCTTTCCCAAATCGACAAACTTCAAGCTCGTGTCAAGTCATTAGAATTTGACAATGCAGAACTGCAAAAACGAGATGCAGAAGTTACGAAGAAGATTCAGGAATTTACAAAAACTGCTTTCTTCAAGTACAGGAACAAGAGGGGTTGACCCTCTCTTGTTTTTAGAACAAGGATTATTATGACTGCAAAATTAATATCATATTCACAATCACCATTACCCCTTCGCAATAGTAATTACATTGAAGTATATAAACTAATATCTGATTTAGATGAAACACCAACAGACTTAATAGCTTATTGTGCAAGGGTATCAAATCCATCTAATCAAAACAATAAAGAAACAAGTGAAAAACTAATTCGATATTTAATTAAACATAAACATTTCTCACCATTTGAAATGATAAATGTATGTTTAGAAATAGAAACCACAAGAGATATTGCACATCAAATAGTTAGACATAGAAGTTTTACATTTCAAGAATTTAGTCAAAGATATGCAGATTCAACTACTGCATTAGGTTTCACAACTAGAGAAGCAAGACTGCAAGATGACAAGAATAGACAGAACTCTTTATTTTTAGATTTAACTGATGCAAAGAATATGAAGTTAGTAAGAGAATGGGAAGAAATGCAACAACTAGTTATTTCTCAAGCAGAAAGAACATACAAGTGGGCTATAGAAAATGGTATTGCAAAAGAACAAGCAAGAGTTGTTTTACCAGAAGGTTTAACAAAGACTAGAATCTATATGAATGGTACTATTCGTTCTTGGATACATTATATAGAATTAAGAAGTGGTCATGGTACACAAAAAGAACACATGGACATTGCAAGAGAATGTGCAGTTGAAGTTGCAAAAGTATTTCCTATGATAAAAGAATTTGTAGAAGAAGATGTTATCAAAACAAAATAATGTTTATGTTTTAGGTAATGGTGAATCAAGAAAAAATATTGATGTAAATCATTTAAGAACACTTGGTAAAGTGTATGGCTGTAACGCAATCTATAGAGATACTAAAGTAGATGTTTTAGTATGTATTGATGATGGTATCAGTCATGAAGTTTATACTTCAGGTTATGCAAAAGATAATATTTGTTATCTAAAAGATTGGTCACCATTACCTGCCGAAATATTAAATAGTTTTGTTCATACTGATATGTTCAAAGACACAGAAGTTATTGAGAACGAAAGAGGTAACAAAGAATCATTTGTATTAAATGGTTGTGATTCAAAAATGTATGACGAACTATTAGATGAAGGTTTGAAACTTGTATCAGATAAAGAAGATTTCAAAGTTAAAATGGGAAAGAAACAAACTTTTATAACATGGTTAGAATTACAAGATAAAGTTAGAGATGTACCAAAAGAATATGAGGGTTGGAGTGCAGGCCCAATCGCAGTAAGAATTGCAGTAGAAAATGAGAAACCTGATAATGTATTTTTATTAGGTTTTGATTTAAAAAGTAATGATGGTAAAATAAACAATCTGTACAAAGGAACAGATAATTATTATCCATCAGATTCAAAAGAAATTTATTCTGGTAATTGGATAAATCAACATTCAGAAAATTTTAAATTATTTCCTGATGTTAATTTTATTCGAGTAGTACCTGATGAAATAAATTCTAATGCAATATCAAGTGAAGTAGATGAATGGAAACAATTTCAAAATATTCGTCATGCAACACTTGACAAATTTGAAAATTTATAGTATTATAAATACTTTTAATATATTATGATTTTGTGAATAAAAAAATAAACATACGATTACATACGGAGAAAAATTATGTCATTTGATACATTACGAAAGTCTAATTCTTTAGACAAATTACTTGCTCAAGTAAAGAAAGACGAAACCCCAACAACAGAAAAAAAGTCTTATGTAGATGAAAGACTGTGGAAACCACAAGTTGATAAAGCTGGTAACGGTTATGCAGTTATAAGATTTTTGCCTGCTGTTGAAGGTGAAGAAGTTCCTTGGGTTCAAGTTTGGAATCATGCATTTCAAGGCCCTACTGGACAATGGTACATTGAGAATTCTCTCACTACTATTAAACAGAAAGATCCTGTATCTGAATACAACACTCAACTTTGGAATTCTGGAGTTGAAAGTGATAAAGAAATTGCAAGAAAGCAAAAAAGAAAATTGCAATACTATGCAAATATCTATGTTGTAGAAGATAAAACA